TCCTATAAAAGATACCCCTGATAGTCAAGCATGGGCTGGTGTTAATACTGGAATTGATATGGATTCATTGGATGCAGCTAATGTTTTAGAATTAGCTAAAGTTGCTGATAAAAAAAATAAACTTAAAATAGGAGATGTTGATGTTAAAGATGGAGTAAAATATACTGTTTCTGATATAGATAAAACTACAGGAGCAATTCAATGGAAAGTTGATTATATTCCTAATTTTGAAAAAGTATTTAATGAATTTAAAGAATTAAGATCTTTTTTAAATACTTTAGCTAAAAAAACAGATGACGAAAAAATTGATAGTATTAATGATGATATAAGAACTCTATTTAATAGATATAGAACTCATGTTAGAAACGAATATCCAGATGCTTATAAAAGAGTATTTAATGAAAATTTAGTATATAAACAACCAGAGGGTCTTGACAAAGTAACGGGTGGTATTCCTTATAGAATTGAAAATGGCAAAGCTATTATTTCTATGTCTTTACCTGATGATGTTAAAGAACGTATTATTAAAAGAGCTAAAGAAAATGGATATTCTGCTAAACCTAATATGGGTGGTGGTGTTACTATTTTTAAAGAAGTAAAAAATGAATTAAATGAAGTAAGATATTCTAGATTTAAAAAAGAAGCTAAACTTCGTACCCCTACTGAACAAATACATAGGGCAGTTAAAGAAATTAGACAAAGAATGAATGAAATGTTAAAAATCGTTGGTCATACTGAAAGAATGAAAAGCGAATTAAAACAAAGCAATGAAGGTATGTCATATTTAAAACGTACTAGAAACGCACTTAGCAACATTTCAGAAAAGTTAACTGAATTAAATAACCGTATAAAAGGATTGACTGAGTAGTGGCAAGAGGATTTATAGGTAGTTCTGCATATAACGAAAAACCAAAAGTAAAAAGACCAGGTGTTCATGCTAAAACAAAAACATCTAAATCAAAAAATAGTAGAAATTATACCAAAGCTTACAGAGGCCAAGGGAGATAAATATTTATATACATGGAATTAAAAGACTTACATAAGAAATTACAAGATACATCGAATTATAATCCGATAGATCGAGAATCCATACAAGAATCTTATAAAGATGGTGTTGAAATCATCGCTAAACCTATTGATATGGTTAATCCATATGAATATCAAAGAGGAATGGAGGTTGAACTAAACATGGCTAATAATGCTGTAGGAGATTGGATGGAAGAAGAATTAAATACAGGAAATGTCAAAAAAGCTTCTAAAAAAGTACTAAAAAATCTTACAAAGGATCCACAATATTACCAAAAAATGGTAGCTTACCAAATGGAAGGCGACAGTATGTATGATATTGAAGTTAATAAAAAATCTATTGAAGATTTAAAAAAAACTAATGGGAAAATTATAAAAGAAGAAAAGTCTCCAAATTTTCTAAATGAAGATACATACACAATGTATGCTGACAAATATGATGAAGATGGTAGTGGGGATGTAACTGAAGATAGTGCCAAAGATATTGCTGAATTAGGACAAACACATGATGCTATTTATGAAAGATACGCCCAAAAATATGGAGTAGATGTAAATGAGTTAAAGGATAAAGTAGAAGCACGTAAATTAGAATTAGAAACTATCGAAGCTCCTGATGAAGAAACTGCTCTTGCCCTTCAGAAAAAAGATCCAAAAGCTTATATTAAAATAGCAGATAAAAACTGATTAATTAAGTAATGGCTAAAGCATTATTAATAGAATATTCGGTATTTACTCCCAAAAAATCTCAATTATCCGAAGGAGTTACAGGGAGTAAAAATATGGTTGTTGAGGGCGTTGTTCAACGCGCCGAAGAATTTAATCATAATGGTAGAACTTATCCATATGAAGTTTTAAAAACAGAAGTTGATAAATACATTGAAGGTCCTATTGCTGAAAATAGAGCATTAGGAGAATTAGACCACCCAGAATCAGCAGTAATTAACTTAAAAAATGCATCTCATAATATTAAAGAATTATGGTGGGATGGAAACGATTTAATGGGTAAAATCGAAGTTTTACCTACACCCTCAGGTAATATATTAAGAGAATTATTTAATAATGCTATTACAGTTGGTATATCCTCAAGAGGTATGGGCTCAGTAGAACCTTTAGGTGAAGGTAGAGTAGAAGTTCAAGATGATTTTGAACTTTTATGTTGGGATTTTGTATCAACTCCATCAACTCACGGAGCATTTGTTAGACCAGTTGGTCTAAATGAAGGTTATACTCCAAAATCAAAATCAAAATACGATAGATTAAACGAAATAGTATCTGACATAATTTGCACTCAGTCAGGGATTTGCTGCATTCGTTAAATATTCCTCATTTTTTCTAAAATTTTATATATTTATCTACAGATAAGATAGATATTCTCAATAATATCTCCCTCAAGATATAAAACCCTATATTACTTCCCTAATAAGTAATCCAATCAAAATTTTTTTACAATGTCAAACACTAAGTTTTTCAACGATGCTGTCGCTGAAGCTAAGGAGATCCGTGAAACGGCTCTTGCAAACGCTAAGCTAGCATTAGAAGAAGCTTTTACTCCTCAAATTCAATCTATGCTTGAAAAGAAACTTCAAGAAGAGAGTGAAGATTTAGATGAAGCAAAAGCAAAAGAAGACATGGACGAAGCAAAAGACAATACAGATGAAAAAACTGTAAAAGAAGATGCTCGTACTGACGCTGAGGAAGAAGGATACGAAGATGGTATCAAAGACGCCAAAGCTGACATCGAAAAGTCTCTGAAAAAAATCGACAAAAACCTTGATGAAGACGCTCGTACAGATGCGGAAGAAGAAGGATATGAAGATGGTATTGAAGACGCTGAAAAAGATGTTAAAAAAGCACTGAAAAGTATCGACAAACATATGGATGAAGATGCTAGAACAGATGCGGAAGAAGAAGGTTATCTGGACGGTAAAAGAGATTCTTCCATCGGAAGTGTTACTCGAAAAATAGAAAAAGAGAAATACGAAGAAGGATCAATCGAAGAAATCGACCTAGATGAACTTCTTGCAGAACTAGAAGCTGCTGATTCAAAAGTAGCTGAAGCTCAAGTTCAAGAAGATACAGTAAACGAAAAAGACGAATCTGAAGCTGAAAGAGCCGACGTAGACAAATATGAATACGAAAAAGGCAAAGAAGCTGGTAAAGCTGATGACGAAGATGAAGTCGGTGAAATTACTGTTGATGAACTAAGAGACATTATCCGTGACGTTATTACTGACGTAATGGGTGGTGATGTTGAAGAAGAAGGCGAAGAAGAAATTGAAATGACTTCTGATACAGAAGAAATCGAAATTTCTGAAAAGAAAGAAGAAGTAGACGAAGTTAAAGACGAAGTTAAAGAAGATAAAACTCAAGCTGAATTAAATGAAGCTATTGGTGTTATCACAACTTTAAAATCAGAACTTAACGAAGTTAATCTTTTAAACGCTAAACTTCTTTATGTCAACAAACTGTTCCGCAATAAAACCCTAACTGAGGCACAAAAAGTGAAAGTAATAAATGCATTCGACCGTGCAGAATCAGTTAAAGAAGTGAAAAATATCTTTGAAACAATAAAAGATGCAATTACAACTGAAGCTAAAAAGCCTATCCAAGAAAACAGAGGATTTGCTTCTAAAGCAGCAGGAGTAGCACCTAAAGCTAAACAGCCTATTGTTGAAGGAGACAATTTCGTTTCTAGAATGCAGAAATTAGCTGGTATAATCAACTAATTAATTATTAATTTTTAAAAAATTTTAAAATGTCAAACGTAGTAAATCAACTATTAGAAACCGCTAATCCATACAAGTCAGTACAAAAAGATGCTGCTAAACTTGCTGGAAAGTGGAATAAGTCAGGATTGCTTGAAGGGATCAGTAACGATACTGATAAATCTAACATGGCAATCATGCTTGAAAACCAAGCTAAACAACTTGTTGTTGAAGCTTCAACTACTGGTACTGGTGGTACATGGACTGACGGAACAGGTGGACAATATGCTGCTGTAGCATTACCACTTGTACGTAAGGTATTTGGACAAATCGCTGCTAAAGAATTCGTTTCTGTACAGCCAATGTCTCTACCTGCAGGTCTAGTATTTTATCTAGATTTCCAGTATGGTGATACTAAAAAACCATTTGTAAATGGACAATCACTTTATGGTGATATAACTGAAAACTTCGGAAACGCAGCTTCAGGTGGTCTATATGGTGCTGGAAGATATGGTTACTCAATGAACCAATTCTCAGCTTCAAATGGATTTACAGTAAAATCAGGATCTTGGAAAGATGTAAATTTTGATTCAACATACTCAGCTTCGGCTGCTGCTGTTGTAGGTAATACTATTGCCGCAATTAAAACTGTTACAATTCAAACAGGATCTTTATTCTTAAATGATTCATTAACTGATATGGATGCTGTACAAGCATTTGTATTTGCTTCAGGTACTGTAGATGGTGAAAAAGCAAAAATTGCTGCTCAATTACCAGCATTTACATCTGTTACTGAATCAGGTGGTGCTATTAAATTTGTATTTAGTGCATCCGCTGCTCATTTAGCTAATGGTACAGGTAGTGTATACTATAACCACAAAACATCTTTTAATTCAAGAGGTGACTTTGAGGCAGGTAGTTCAAACGCTTCTCCTAACTCATTATCAAGTGAAAGTTGTGATTCTTGTGATAACCCTAATATCGTTATCCCAGATATCAATGTTCAGTTAAGATCAGAAACTATTTCTGCGAAAACTAGAAAACTAAAAGCTCAATGGACGCCAGAATTCTCTCAAGATTTAAATGCATTCCATAGTTTAGATGCTGAAGCTGAATTGACTTCAATTCTTTCAGAATACATCTCATTGGAAATTGATCTTGAAATTCTTTCAATGTTAATTGAAAACGCTCCTATACAAGAAGTATGGTCAGCTAAAGTTGGAGAACAAATCAATGCTGCAGGTAATGCATTCGACTCTAACACATCTGGTGTATACTATACTCAAATGAGCTGGTTCCAAACACTTGGAATTAAATTACAAAAAGTAAGTAATGAAATTCACGCTAGAACATTAAGAGGTGGAGCAAACTTTATGGTTGTTTCTCCAACAGTTGCTACAGTATTAGAATCTATTCCAGGATTCGCTGCTGATAGTGATGGTGATGTTGCAAAAGCTACTTACGCCTTTGGTGTACAGAAAGTTGGTGCATTAAATAGCAGATACAAAGTGTACAAAAATCCTTATATGACTGAAAATACAATCTTATTAGGATTTAGAGGAAACCAATTCCTAGAAAGTGGTGCAGTTTATGCTCCATATATTCCATTAATCATGACACCTCTAGTGTACGATCCTAATACCTTCACTCCAAGAAAAGGTATTATGACTAGATACGCTAAGAAAATGGTGAGACCTGAATTCTATGGAAAAGTACTTTGTGCTGACCTAAACGTAATATAATAACGTTTTAGTTAACACTAATACTTTAAGTTAAGAAAACCCGTCTATTAAGGCGGGTTTTTTTGTCTTTATATATATTTATCGATGTAGAATCAAGCAATAAAAAATATGGCACACTTCACAACAGACTTACCGGATTGGAAAACCTGGAGAAATCTAAATGAAAATAAAGAATTAGCTGAAGACAAAGCTGTTGAGCTTTATAAAAAACTTTTGTTAGCTCAAACTGTAATGATTGAAGAAAGTCTTCATCAAATCAACAAACATAATGAAGCATTAATGAATGCTCAAGGAGGATCAGCTGGTGCAGGTGCAGGAGCTGGTGGTGGTGGTACTAATGCTAAAATATTAAACGTTACTAACTTTGTAGGAGTAGATGGTGCTGGTTCAACTCAATATTATAGATACATGACTGGATTTACAGGTATAGTTGATCAAGCTGAAGTAGTAGTATTATTTGATAGAGATGTTGAAGTAGATCCAGATGCTATAGGAGTTCCAGCTTTTATTGCAAATAATGATGGAAATGGTGGTGGTGTAAATTCAGAAGTAATATTTGGTTATACTGATGAATCCTCTGCAGATAATGCCTTGATTTTTGCTTATTCTCAATCTAATATAGATTCTATGTCAATAGTAGTTCCAACTAGTGGTATTGATACAGAAACAAATGCAATTGAATTTACTGGTGGTACTAATTTATTTAAAAGAGGTAATTTAGTTCAATACTCAGCAGAAGGTGGAACAGTAGCTACAGGGCTTACAGATGGAGGAGTTTATTATGTACTAGAAAATACAGATTCAACAGCAGATTCTTTTAAATTAGCTGATGATCAAACTATAGATGGTAATGGTAATCCATTTAGTAATCCTATTGATACAATAGACGTATTAAATATTAGTGGTCAAGGAAATAATAGTCAAACATTTACACTTGCATCTCCATTTATCGCTTGTTTAACAGCTGGAGATTCTGATACTGATGATGGTTTTGATGCTTTAACTATGGCTAGTCAAATTACCGCTTCTGGTAAAGATGGAGGATCTACATTTACAAACCTAACTGCAGGTACTTATAGTGGAAGTTTCTCAGCATCAGCTTATTTCTCATCTTCAAATAGATTATACCCTTCATCATCCGCTGTATGGATAGTTTCAGGTACAGTTAATCCATCACTTACTTTAACTGCATTAAGAGCTTTACCAGGTGGAAATGGATTTGCAGGTATTTACGTTACAGAAGGTGATACTTTAGATTTACCAGATGATTTCTTTGGTAACAAAAATTCAGGTTCAAGAATTACTATAAATTCAGCTGCATTTTTTACAGGTTCGAATGATACTTTAACATTCGCCCCAAATTCACTTTGGACACAAGAAAAACCTGGATATACTGCATATCCTGGAGTTGGTGGTCATATTATAGATGCAGATGATAAAGAAGGTGTTGATCTAGATTATGGTGCTGCACAAAATTCAGAACCAACAACAAGAACTACTATTTTAAGATAATAGATAGTTGAAATAATTTTAAATAAAAACTCACCTATATGGTGGGTTTTTTTATTTTATCATTAAATTTTGAATATTTATAGTAAATACTACTTATGGCCGATTTTATTATAAAAATACAAGAACAAATATCATTAAATGGTGTTCAAAGAGGATCTGAAGTCTCAAAAACAATATCAGGAATTAATTATACTGATAATAGAATCTTAAATACATCTTCTGGATCAGAAACTACCATATTTTCATTATCAGACACTGTAGGGGCGGGACAATTTTTAACTAGTAGCTTAAAATATGCTAGAGTAAGCAATAATTCTACAACAGTTCCAGTAAATTTAAAGGTTTCTTCTTCAACTGAACAATTAAATTTTAAAATTGATGCCGGTGGATCTTTTATGTTATCTACCTCTAATATTACAGGAAGTATTTTATCAGGTAGTGATGCTGTATTTACTTATGGAGATGTAGCTTCATTAAAAGTTGAACCATCTGGTAGTAGTGCTAAAGTAGAATATATAATTGCAACAACATAATTATTAAATATTTATATATAAAGTAATATGGCAGAACAATCACCGATAATATGGACAGGAACCTCAAATTTTACTCCAGGTCAAACTCCATTTGGATTTTATGATAATGAAGCTGATTTTAAAACAGATGCCGATAAAGTAGCATCATTTTGTGCTCAACGATTAGGATATCCTACTGTTGATATCGAAATGGGTAGTGGATCTTTTTATGCTTGTTTTGAAGAAGCAGTAACCACATATGGTAATGAACTTTATTTATATCAAATAAGAAATAATTTTATTTCATTAGAAGCTTTCAGTACAGGTTCTGAATTAAATCAATCAGTAATTCAACCAAATTTAGGTAATATAGTTAGAATAGCAGAAGATTATGGAGAAGAAGTAGGAGCTGGGGGATATATAGATTGGTATACAGGATCAGTTACAATGAGTTGTAACCAACAAGACTATGATTTAAATGATTGGAAAAATGATCAAGGAATTACAGGTTCAATTGAAATAAAACGTGTTTTTTATGAAAATACTCCTGCAATTGTAAGATATTTTGATCCATACGCAGGTACAGGCTATGGTTCTCAACAATTATTAGATGTATTTGGGTTTGGAAATTATTCACCAGCAATTAATTTCTTATTAATGCCTATTTATTATGATGTTTCTGTAATTCAAGCTATTGAATTAAATGATCAAATTAGAAGATCAGCTTTTTCATTTGAATTAGTAAATAATAAATTAAGAATATTTCCTATTCCAAAAGAAGATGGAGGACATCTACGTTTCCAATATATTTTAGTTGAAGAAAGAAATTCTCCTATAAGAGCACCATTTTCTGGAAGTAATTTAGTAACAGATATGTCTAATGTACCTTATGAAAATCCAAATTATGATTTCATAAATGCCCCCGGTAGATATTGGGTATTTGAATATACTTTAGCTTTAGCTAAAGAATTATTAGGATATATTAGAGGTAAATATTCTCAAGTTCCTATTCCAGGGGCTGAAGTTACTTTAAATCAGGATCAGTTAATTTCTTCTGCAACTGAAATGAAAGCTGCTTTAATAGAAAAATTAAGAGCTGATTTAGATGAAAATTCTAGAAGAGCTCAATTACAACGTAAAGCAGAGGAAGCCACTGCTATGGCCACTACATTAGATCAAGTTCCAATCCCAATTTATATAGCATGATATGGCATTATACGGAAAAGCAAGAGACGTTAGATTATTCAGAGGTTTAAACACTGAACTACTACACAAAATTATCGAACAACAGGTTGGATACTACAAGGTAAAACTTGATGATACACCATCCAATGTTTATGGCGAAGCGCAAGATAAAACGTTAATAGGCCCTGTTTTACTTAAATGTTTATTGGATAGAGGAGCACAAACTGATACAGATGGGGATTTCGGAGTAGACAGACAAAGAACATTAGAAGCTAGATTTTTTAGATATGATTTAGTTCAAGCTAATGTAGTTCCTGAAATTGGAGATGTAATATTATGGAATGAAGATTACTATGAAGTAAATAATTTAGTTGAAAATCAATTAGTAGTCGGTAAAGATCCTGATTATCCTTATAGTGAAACAGTAGATAACTTTGGAGAAAGTCATTCAATTATAGCACAATGTTACTGGTCAAGACCAGAAAAATGGGGTATTAAAGAACAAAGATTATAATGGAATTTAAACCTAGACCATTTACGAGGAGAGAATTCATGGCTAAAATGCCTGATATCTATGTTAATCCTGATACAAAAGAGGAAGTTGCTAATAATCCAAATGATGTTTCTTCTACTGTTCTAAAACCAGGTCAACCTGAGTTTAATAGAGCAACACAAATTTCATTAAAAGACGATAAAAATAATAAAACATTTTCTATAGGTTTAGAAGATATTGATAGTGCAATGGTTTTCTACTTAGAAAATGTAATTAAACCAACAGTTACTTTAAATAATAGACAAATTAAAGTTCCAGTAATATATGGTTCTCCTGAAAGATGGAAATCTATGCAAGCTGATGGTTTCTATAGAGATAGAAATGGTAAAACAATGGTTCCTCTTGTTATGATTAAAAGAGAAAGCTTTGCCAAAAATAATGCTTTAGGAAATAAATTAGATGGAAATAGAGTAAATAATGTAGAATATTTTGAAACTCAATATTCTCAAAATAATATATATGATAACTTTAATGTATTAAGAGATCAAAAAGTTGAAAAATCTTATGTTTTAGGTGTAATTCCTGATTATATTGATTTAAATTATACATTATCTATTTTTACAGATTTTACAACTCAAGCAAATGAAATAATAGAAGGTATTGAATTCGCAGCTCGTTCGTATTGGGGTGATCCTGAAAGATTTTTATTTAGAGCAAATATAGATACATTTAATACTCCAATATTACTCGAAAGTGGTTCAGATAGAGCTAACAGATCAACAATGAATGTCTTAGTAAATGGATATTTAATACCTACGGGTATAAATGCAGCTATGGCAGGACCAAATCCAAAATCTTATAGTGTAACTAGAACCGTATTTAAAGAAACTGTAGTATAATAATTTTAATATTTATTAATATACCAATAGAATAAAATGGCACAAGTAAGTACATCAGGAATAGCGAGTGGAAGTATAATAGAACCAGCTCATGTTTTAAGACCAATAAATGCTTTAAACGGAACTGGATCATACGATATAGTAATTTCAGGTTCTCTGAATGTTTCAGGAACAATGAGAATTGCTACTGGAAGTATAACTAATGTAGCTAATCAAGCTGTTATTTTAGCATATAATACTTCTTCTGGAGATATTTACACTACAAATTCATCATCTGGTACATCTGGTACATCTGGTACAAGTGGTACTTCAGGTGCTAGCGGAGCAGCAGGTTCATCTGGAACTTCAGGTAATTCTGGAACTTCAGGTAGTTCAGGTTCATCTGGTACTTCGGGAACAAATGGTTCTTCAGGTACATCTGGTAGTTCAGGTTCTTCAGGAACTTCAGGTTTTGCTTATAAAGGTACTTCAACAACAGCAAATACAATAGGGACAGGAGATAAAACATTTACAACACAAGCAAGTTTAGGATTTACAGCTGGACAATCAGTATCAGCAGCTTCGGATGCCGATACCTCAAATAAAATGATGGGTACTGTTAAAACTTATTCTAGTACTACATTAGTTATTACAGTTACCACAGTTGGGGGAAGTGGCACTTATAGCGATTGGACAATATCATTAGCATCCGCATCTGGTACATCAGGTTCATCTGGTTCAAGCGGTTCTTCAGGTTCAAGTGGAACTTCTGGTACAAACGGTTCTTCAGGTAGTTCAGGTTCATCTGGTACTTCAGGTTCTGATGGAGCAGGAGGAGCAGCAGGTACTTCAGGTTCATCAGGATCAAGTGGATCAAGTGGAACAAGTGGTACAAATGGTTCTTCAGGTTCAAGTGGAACCTCTGGTACAAATGGTTCATCTGGTACTTCAGGTTCTGATGGAGCAGCAGGAGCTGCAGGTACTTCTGGTACTTCAGGATCTTCAGGTAGTTCAGGTTCATCTGGTACTTCTGGTACAAACGGTTCAAGTGGTTCATCAGGTATTTCAGGTGCAGTTTATACTCCTACTATTAGATATGAAGCTCTTGATAATGGAAATAGTGGAGTAGATGGTAGGGTAGAAATTTTATCAACAGGCCCCGTTGTAGGTAATTTAAGCTGGAGTAGATCAACAACAACATTAACAATAACATCCACTTCTCATGGATTATCCACAGGTGATTATATTGTTATAAGAAATATGAATACTGATTATACTTATCTTACAGTAACTGCTACAGATGCAAACACATTAACTTGTACAGTTGCTAATTCAGGTGGTACATCAGGATCCACAGGAGCTTATATTCCTGCATTTAAAGCTAGTAGTTTTACAGAAGCAGGAGTAACTATAGCAGCACCAAATGCTGGGGATTGTCAAATTAATTCTATTAATATAGTAACAGGTACAAAATCCTCAACAGCATTTTTATTAATTCTTCCTGCTTCAATATCTAATGGAGCTGGGGGTAATAGCAGTTTGGTAAATCAAAATCCACCTTTAACACAAGCATTTAAGTTAAGTGATGGATCTCAAAATACTTCAGCTGTTGTTACATTAAATACATCATCCAATTTTAATAGATTTAGCGTATCCGGATTGACTGCTTTGGTTAATAATATGATTAGAGTAACATTCTAATGAAATGGCATATGTAAATCAACAATTTTTCGGGGCAATTACCGCCGACTCCATCAATAATCAAAATATTGTTATTTTGGAGGGTAATTTTGCCGCCGGATCTCCTAATATTACTAGTATAACATATACTGGAGATAAAAATTTACTTAGAGTTTCTCAATCAGTATTTTCTGTAGCAGGTGCTATACCAACTACAGCTTATATTACAGCTTTTGCTGCTGATTATACCTCTATTACCTTAAGTGAAAACGCTACTTCAAATGCTACTGATGATACAATTGGTTTTTCAACACCATCTGGATCATATTTAGTAACATCTGCTAGTTTTAGTGATCCCCAAAACTTACTTACTGTAAATGATATTACAGGATCTGTAACAGGTAGTCCATCCGCTAGTTTTGCTATTTTAGCTCAAGCTAAAAGAAATAATGCTACTGTAACTGGAAGACAACACCTATATAAAGTAAGTGAAGTAATACAAAGAGATATTACTACAGCTAAATTATCATTTTTTGTAGAATGGGGTGAAGATGGAACTGAAAGTGGTTCTGGTGATGTAATCCAAACAGCAGAAAGAAATTTAGCTATAGTTGATTTAACAGATACAGGTTCATTATCTCCTGAATTTTCTAAAGCAACTCCTGGGTTAGAAGGATTACCTATTGGATCAGATTTTGCAGGATTTAATATTGGATTAAATCAATATTTTGCAGATCTTTCAGGATCAACAGGTGGAGGTGGAGGTGGATCTGGTACATCTGGTACATCTGGTACTTCAGGTACAACAGGTACATCAGGTACTAGTGGAGCTACTTATAAAACAACTTCCTCAACAGCATTAACAATTGGAACAGGTTTAAAAACATTAACATTAGGAGCTGGTTTAGCTTATTCTAATGGTATGTTTATAATAGTAACACCTAATGGAGAACCTTCAAAATATATGATTGGTAATGTTACTGCTTATAATGCGGCAACAGGTGTTTTAACTTTTAATTGTACAGAAACAGCAGGTTCGGGGACATATTCAGATTGGATAGTTAATTTATCTGGTCAAAGTGGTGGTACATCAGGTACATCAGGTACTAGTGGAGCTGGTTTTGACATTTCAGGATCTGCTTCATCAGGTTTATTATCATTAGTTAGATCAGGATCAGATGCAGTTAGAGTTAACCAAGATTTATTATTTGTTACATCTTCAGGTGGTGTAAATGCTAAATTAATTATATCAGGAGATGTATCAGGTTCCAAAACTGGATCATTTGATGAATTAAAAGTTGATACTAATGCTACAATAGATGGAGATTTATTTGTTAGCCAATACATCAAACATAAAGGTGATGCAAATACATTAATAAACTTTACTGATAATAGGATTAGATTTAATGTTGGTGGTATTAATTTTATGAGTTTAGAAGATGATGGTGTTGCTCCTTATCCTCTTGTAGTTAATAATGGTGGTAATAGAATTAACTTTAGGATTCTGGACAGAAATTCAGATAATCTTTTAAAAACTGATTCTGAAGCGTTCAATGTTAAACTATATCATGCAGGTAATGAAAAATTAGAAACAATATCCACTGGTATTAACGTAACAGGTAGCGTCTCCGCGTCTCAAGATATAGTTGTTGAAGGGAATGTATTTGTAGATGGAGTTTTAGATGCAGCAGTTAAAAACTTTAAAATAGATCATCCAACAATGGAAGATCATTGGTTAGTCCATTCATCACTTGAAGGACCTGAAATAGCTATGTATGTTAGAGGTAAATTAAAAACAAATAATATAATTCATTTACCAGATTATTGGGAAGAATTAACTGATGATGTAGATATTACAGTACAACTTACTCCAATTGGAAATTCTTGTCAACATTTTGTTAAACATGTTAATAAAAGAGAAATTGAAGTAGGATGTGAGTGTGGAACTCCACATTGTTTTTATATAGTACATGCTCGTAGATGTGATCAAGAAAAATTAAAAATATTCCAACCTAAAAATTATGGTCCAAGAATTTAGGATATTTAAATAAAGGTTATTATATTATATAGGTTATGAATATACTGGCTCATACTAGTTTTATTGGTACTACTGGATATGCAAATCACGCTCAATCTTTTTTTACTGCTTTAGATAGGTTAAACCCATTAAAAGTAAGAAATTTTACAGTAGGTAAATCATGGAAAGGATATAATAATACTCCTCATGATAAAGAACCATACATAACTCCCCAAATAAAAAAAATATTATTTCAACAAACATTATTAGAAAATAATGAAACTTTTGATCATCCTATTTATTCCTATTCAAATAATTTTAATCCTGATATCAATATAGTATTAAATGAACATGATCATTATTATTTTTATGATGATTATAATGGATATAATATAGCTTATAATGTTTGGGAATGTACTGAATATGAGGATAATTTTTTTAATCAATTAAAGAAATTTGATGAATTATGGGTTCCTACTCAATGGCAAAAAGACATTTCTATAAAACAAGGTTATCCTGAAAATAAAATTTTTGTTATACCCGAAGGTGTAAATGGAAAGTTATTTAAACCTCCTTCTATGCGCAAAAAGAAAGGTAAATTTCAATTTGTTATTATAGGAAGATGGGATCATAGAAAAGGTGTTAAAGATAGTATTGAAGGTTTTCTAAAAGCATTCCCAGATAATAAGGACGTTGAGTTATTATTAAATGTTGAAAATCCTTTTCCTGTAGACGGATTAAATTCTACAGAAGAACGTTTAAAATATCATGGTTTAGAAGATGATAGAATAAAAATATTAAAATTTTTAACTAGAAAAGAATATATTAAATTACTTCAAAATTCTGATGTATTAATATCTTGTGCTAAATCAGAAGGTTGGAATTTACCATTAATTGAATCTTTATCTTGTGGAACCCCTTCTATATATACTAAATGTTCAGGTCAACTTGAATTTACAGAAGGTAAAGGATTAGGAGTAGAAATAATAGGTGAAGAACCAGCTACAAATGGTAGAGATAGTTTACCTGGGAATTTTTATACTCCTGATTTAGATGATTTGGTTGATAAAATAAAAGATTCTTATTATAATTATAATATTTGGAAACAATTTCATTTAAAACGTTCAAAAGAAATAAGAAATAAATTTTCATGGGAAAATCAAGCTAAATTAGCTTATAAAAGATTAAATGAAATTAAAATTAAAACAAATAATTTTGAATTAAATAAAAATTTATTCCCTACACTAGAAGTTAATTTTGTAGAAGGGCCTTATGCTTTATTAAAAGGTATTAATGAAGAACATACTATAGAGTTTTTTGATCAATCTACAAATAAAATTGAATATACTACTACATTAAAAAATAATCATTGGAGTAAAGCTTTTCACAAATATTTTATAAATTGGGATATACGAGTAAAAGATAAACAAGGTAATTTAATTATAACTCACAAATATAATGCATCTAATAAAAGAGTATATATATCTTTAGGTTCTAAATCATTAGGAGATACTTTAGCATGGTTTCCTTATGTATTAGAATTTCAAAATAAACATAATTGTAAAGTTATAGTTTCTACTTTCTGGAATAAATTTTTTATAGATACTTATCCTGAATTAGAATTTGTAGAACCTGGTACTAAAGTAGAAGGTTTATATGCTATGTATGATATAGGTTGGTTCTATAAAGATGAAACGGATGAAATTAATTATTTTCAACAACCTATTGATCCAAGATCAACATCACTTCAACAAGCCGCTACTAATATATTAGGTCTAGATTATAAAGAAATTATACCTAAAATTTCGTATAAAATAAAAGATAGGCCTATTAAAGAAAAATACATTTGTATCTCTCCCCATGCCTCAGCTAGTGCCAAATATTGGCATCATCCTACAGGATGGCAAGATGTTATTGATTATATTAATAATATTTTAAATTATAAAGTACTTTTAATTTCTCATGAGAAATATGATGATGAATTTCAAACTTCAAAACTTCCAAAAGGCAAAAAATTTAAAAATATTATTGATTTTACAGGGGATCATCCTATAGAAGATATAATGAATATTATCCATCATTCGGAATTATATATAGGAGTATCTAGCGGTTTAGCATGGTTATCTTGGGCATTAAATAAACCAGTAACTATGATTTCTGGTTTTAGTTCAGAATGGACTGAATTTTCTACAAAAATTAATAGAATTATAAATAAAGATGTATGTAATTCTTGTTTCAATAGTCACAAATTAGATGCGGGAGATTGGGAATGGTGCCCCGTTCATAAAGATACTCCTAGACAATTTGAATGTACTAAAAAAATCTCACCCAAAATCGTCATAGAAAGCATTATTAGCAGTCTTGT